ATGAATAATAGCATAGAAAAACCTGCGTGCGCGAGTGCGATGCAGGCTCCCCTTGGAACTATTGTGCTAAGCGCGGCCAAAACTTTTGATTTTGACAAAAGTACTGGTGAAATTTTTGTTAATTCTTCAAGAAAAGAGCGCTTTGCCCTTCAAGATACTGCCCGTTTGGTTTTGACGAACGGAGTCAGTGACATAAAAGAAAAACACCGAATTTCAACTTGTTGCCGCTATGCTATTGGCGAATTTGTTGGGGTTCTTAAATCTAAAGAATTCAATACTGCCCGTTTAGCTGATGTAATGACGTGCCAAAACATTTGGGCTTGTCCTGTTTGTGGTGCAATCGTTTCAGAACGTAGAGCGATTGAAGTTCGCGAGGCTTGCCGCAAAGCTAAAGAAAAAAATCTTCATGTAACGATGCTTAGCTTAACCACTAGACATGGTTATGGTGATGACCTTGGCGAATTAGTTGGGGGCGATTCTAAGAATAAAACAGGTATTACGGGGGCTTTTCGTCGTTTCACTGAACATAGATCATATAAGCGGTGGCGTGATACTTTTGGCGTAAAGGGCTTTATTCGTGCAACTGAAGTTACTTTTTCTCATAACAATGGTTTTCATCCTCATTTTCATATTTTGCTTTTTTCTGAATCTCCTTTATTCGATGAATATTATTATACGACGCCTACAGGCCGAGAAAAATACTCTAGCATGCCTGAACTTTGGCAAACCTGCTGTATTGCTGCGGGTTTAGATGCGCCTGATTTGGTGCATGGATTTTTATTGTCTGAAGAAAAAGAAGATGAAAATAGTGATAAAGCGGCTGATTATGTAACGAAAGGAATGGAAGACTCAAAAATCAATGTTAAGGAAATCTTAGAGAGTCTTAAGGACAAACCAAAATGGGATTTTGCGGCAGAATTAACAAAATGGCATTCTAAAAAGGGTAAAAAAGAGTCCTTAACTCCGTTTGATTTTCTTAGATTAATTGATATTCAAAAAGCTGATGATCGTCGTGATAAAAAGTTTATGAGTCATTACGGTAATCTATTTAAAGAATTTGTTGTTTCGATGAAAAACAAACGTCAATTGTATTGGTCTACGGGGTTACGTGAGTTTTTAGGCATGGATGAAGAACTAACAGATGAAGAAGTTATCGAGGCTAATGAGAATGAATGCGCTGTCTTTGCTACATTGCTTCGTTCTGAATTCAAAAAAATAGTTCTTAGTGGTCGAAGATCTGAATTATTAGATAATGCTGAAACCTGCACTATTGAACAATATGCGCGTTATTTACATAAAGTTTGTTATGGCAATGATGTCTCTTTTAGTGATTATTATAAGGATTTCTTAACGCGTATTGCTGAATATAAAAATACAAAAGATAAATCATCAAACTTTGACCAGGCACAAAAAGAATTCATAAGCGCTCAACGCTCTGCAACGGATGACTATGCTCATGCTATTGCTATTTTAGGTAAATATAAGAATGTTGAAAAAGCTGATTATGATGAATATCTAGATGTAAAAAATAAATCGTTTGATGAAGCTTTGAATACACTTAAATTCAATAGAGCTTTAATTGGAGATTAAAAAAGGGGCTCCGCCCCTTTTAAGATTACGCTCTTATTGCCTCAATTAATGATTGATAAGTGACGCCCCATCCTTTAGCCAGAATTTCTAGCTCGGGGTATTTAACTACATTTGGCTTTGGTACTTCCTTTACAACGGCCATAAATAAACCTATAGATGCGCGCTTTCTTTACTCACAAAAGCAAAGCACTAATTATATTTTCTTTTTCCCTCCATCTTTCGAAGCAAAAAACTCTTTTAAAATATCATTAGCCACCGTGGAAATTTGGATAATTTTCTCTTTTTCGGTGGTTTGCCTGACTGCCTCCCGTTCTAATTTTTCATATGTATCTAGATCAATTCTTACGGGTTTAGTAGCCATTCTCTGTCTCATCTTTGTTACTTGAAACATTATTGTTGCACCTCCTTGTTAATTTTGCTAACGTTACCGCGAATCATGTTACAGCGTAACAGTGAAACAGTGAAACGTTTATTAAAAAAGGTGACAGATATGGCGAAAATGATGGTTATGAATGCTTTCCATACTTACGGAACAGCGAAAAAGACAGGTAATACTTATGACATTTCTAAATTAGTTTATGGCGTAAAAATGAAGCCGGTTCAATCAGATACTAGAACGGTTGTTGGTTTTGGCTTTGAAACTCAAGAGATTGATATACAGCCTCAAGCGGTTTCACAGTTTGCGGCTATCCAAGACCGTCTACCTTGTATTGTTGATTTAAAAATTGAAGTTCAACCAGAAAATCCGCAACGAAACTGGGTCGTCGGTATCGAAGGTTCTGAACTCAAAAGAACAGCATAAAGAATTAAGGAAATAAGATGGCTTGCTTTCAAATCGACGGTTCTAATCAATTGGTTTTAACGAACGAAACAGATTTCGAATGCACGTCTTATGTCCTTATAGACTCCTTGCAGTATCAAACGATGGTTCAAACTGTAGAGATTGACCCGTTAGAAATTGCAGGGGTTTTTGGGTGGGCTTTTGGAACAGTAGTTTTTTTCTGGTACTTAGGCACACAAATTGGGGTTGGAAAATCCCTTATTAAAAAAGTGTAGGAGTAATAAAAATGGCTGATATTTTCGCAGCGGTAGATTTAACAACGGTAGCAACATTTGTTTCTGCAACAGGTGTTCTAGTTATCGGTATAGCAATGGCGTTTAAAGGTATCGACCTTGGTAAACGTGGTGTACGTAAAGCGTAATGGCGTCTACAAACATGGCCTTATTTTTTGGAATCATCGCTATGTTAGGCGGCATGTCTGCATACGTAATGATTCAAGCAATGGGGCCGCGTTTCTAGCTCCTAAGCTTTTAGGAACGGGGGCTTAGGCCCCTTTTTTTTGGATTAAAAAATGAAAACACTTTTAATTTTATTTATTTTATTTTTATCTGGTACTGCGCATAGTGCAACTTATTGGTATTACGAAGATGACAAAGAAGCAGCAACTTTAAACTGTAATGCTGTTTTCTCATCTTCTGGTATAGGTTCTGCTAATTATTGTGCAGGTGATTATTCTACAAGTAGCGCAAATTGTAATTTTGGTGATTATGAGGGTGGCTATGTATTTCATACGACTGACGGCGGAAATCAATTTCGTTATTGTTATAAAAGTTTCGAGTTAACGCCACAGGAACAATGCGAGGAAGATGGTGATTATTGGTATAACAATACTTGTAATGATTATCCTGAACCAACAGAAGCCGAACAATGTGTTTTAGATGGTAAATACTGGTATGACAATGCCTGTAATGATTCCCCTGAACTAACTGAAATTGAACAATGCGCCGCATCTGGTGGTTATTGGTATAACAACACTTGTAATAATTCGCCTGAACTAACTGAAGCTGAGCAATGCGTCGCATCTGGTGATTATTGGTATAACAATACTTGTAATGATCTACCTGAAATTGTCGAAACTCCCCCAGAAGGATATTTTAATGAGTCTGACTGCGTGGCTAATAGTTATTATTGGTATGGTGGGGCTTGTCATGAATTTGCTGAAATTATTGAAACTCCTGCAGAGGGTTATTTTAATGAGGCTGGTTGCGTAGCTAATAATTTTTATTGGTATGACAGTTCTTGTCATAGTTCTCCTAATCCTACTAGTGATGTTGATCCTTTTACTTGTCCTGACCCTGATGTTATTGAATCTTTTTATGAGTCTGTTTATCCAGAAGGTATTTCGCAAGTTTGGGAAGATCAAAAAAATGAATTTGTAAATCAGCCTATTTTAGATGTTTTGGATTTAAATTTACCTAACTCTGGCTCTGCTGTTGATTTAAATATTGATTTCAAAATGGGGCCTAATATGGATTACGGATCTTCTTCAACTTCGGTTCCAAATTACGTTTTTACCTTTATACGTTTATGCATGTTGATTACTGCTGCTTGGACGTGTCGCGCTTTGATTTTTGGGGGATAAAATGTTTTTCAGGATTATAAGATTTGTTATTTTAGGCTATTTGGTTTTTTTCATGTTTCAGTCGTTGAATGTTAAAGCTGCTGGCTTTGAGTTTGGTGATTCGGGTGAATGGTCTTCGTTTAGTACTCAAGAAACATGTGAATATGAGGGTTATTTCTGGCATAAATTTGCTAAAAGAGTTGTTAATGATGGCGTGATAAGTGCAACTTTAGATTCTAATGAGAAGTGTTGGAACTTCCCTTCCACTTCATATTTACAATCTACTTATACTAGCTCTAGTGCTTGTCTTGATGCTGGTTTTAGGTGGCATTATCGTTTTAATTCACAAGGTGGTTCCTATTGTTCTTATATAGATTACTGGGATGATACTGAACCTTGTTATTTAGAAATTAGTGGCGTCACTAAGGAGAAATTAAAGACGACTGATCCTGTTTATTCAAATAGTCGTTTGGCTGTAGATTGTAGAACTGAGCAAGAGGCAGCGGATTATGTTTGGAGTAAGATTATAAGCACCACCTCCGTTCCGGTATTTATACTGCCTGAGTATCGTTATGATTTAGATATTGGTACTCATAATCTTAGCGGGGATTTGATTTATTCTACTATTCGGCCTTTTCTTTACCCGAACCAGCCCGACAAAACAGGAACGACTTATTCCTATTCTTATTTTGGAACAACTTATTATAGGTATGGTGTAGATAATGATTTTTATAGTATTTTTGCATTCAAGGATATTACCTATTCTGATGATGCTGTTGAGCCTGAAGAACCTGTAAGTCCTTTTACCTGTCCTAATCCTGATGAAATTGAATCATTCTATGAGTCTGTTTATGAAAATGGTCTTTCTCAGATTGTTGATGATGCTCATGTTCAGTTTTCAGATCAGCCTGTCTTAGAAGTTTTAGAACTGCAATGGCCTAGTTCTGGTGATGTTCCAGAATTTGTTTTTGATATGAATTTTAAACCTTTTAACTTTGGTTCATTTGATCTTGAGCCACCCCCTATTATTTACGGATTTATTCGCTTGGCCTTGTTGATTACAGCGGGTTTTACTTGTCGTTTTATTATTTTTGGAGCTTAGAAAATGGATGGTGTAACGGATTGGTTAGCAGAGTTTTTTGGTTGTATGTATACAAATACGATTAACTTTTTTAAGAGTATGTTGCTCTCTGTTTATGAAATGACAACAGATATTTTGCTTATGGTTGTTGAGCAATTAATGCTCTTGGTTTTGCATATGTTGAATTATGTTTCAGGTGGTCAGTCGCCCTTTGATCTTCAGCAATATATCGATGGTTTACCCTCTGAAGTCTCTAACATGATTGGTTTGATTGGTCTTGATGTCGCCTTGGGTATGATTGCAGCATCTATTCTTATCCGCTTTTCACTTCAGTTAATTCCTTTTGTGAGGCTTGGCTCATGATTAATTTATTACTTGGTCAACCGGGCGGAGGTAAATCATATGAAGCTGTTGCTTATCATGTCATTCCAGCAATTCAGGAAGGGCGTAAAGTTATTACAAATCTTCCTCTTAATCTTGATTACTTTGAAAAGGTTTATCCGAAAGCTAAAGAACTAATTCAAATTATTGATAATAAAGGTGTGATTCGGGCTTTTTCTACAATTGAGTTTTATGGTGATGAATGGCGTCATCCTGAAACGGGTCAAGGCCCTTTGTATGTTATTGATGAATGTCATTTTTGTTTAAGGCGAGGTAGAACGCCACAAGATGTTGAAGAATGGTTTTCAATGCATCGGCACGAATTGGCTGATGTTTTGTTAATTACTCAATCTTACGGCAAGGTTGATAAGAATATTATTGATTTAGTTCAGCTTTGCTATCGCGTTAAAAAGGCTACGGCTTTCGGATCTGAAAAAAAATACATTCGTAAGGTTCAAGACGGGGTAAGAGGTGAGGTAATGAATACCGAATTTCGAACCTATGAATCACATATTTTTCCATTCTATAAATCACATACTCGTTCAAATAAATCAGCTTCTGAAGCTACGGCTTCAGATGTAAAACCCTTTTGGAAATCTTGGACTGTCATAATTGCGGCGGCTTTTATTTTTGTTGGCATTCCTTTTACGGTGATGTCTTTCAATGGTATGTCAGGTCAAAAAGAACCATCTAAGAAAGTTTCACAAGTGCTACAGAAAGAAGTTTCTAACCCCTCGTTAGTTTCTTCCACTAAAAGAAGTACAGCGAGTAAAAAGGAGTTAACTGATACGGAGATTAAAACGCAAGAGGTAAAATTAGCACGTGAGCAAGCAAGAGCTAAAGCTGAAGAGGAGCAACGTAGGAAGGCGCAAGCTGAAGCGGGGCATCCTTATACGGGTCTACAGATACATTTAAACGGTGTTATGCGTTGGGATAATTCAGATAAAGCCGTTGTTCATTTTGTTGCTTCTCAGAATGCTGCGGTTGTCTTTCAGTTAACTGATAAGGATCTTATTGCCGCGGGTTATGAATTCGAGTTAAAAAATAATTGTCTCGGCATTCTCACTTTTGATGATTATGTAAAACCTATCACCTGTAATGCTCCTAGTCATGGTATTAGTTCCACAAAACAAATTATGACTAGTGATAGTTAA